GATTAGCCCTCCGCTTTTTCAGTCGGTGCATCGACTGGATCATTAATTTCATGTGCCGTATCAGTAAATTCAGCGGTGTGCTCCCCGCCCAATTCGTCACGCGGCTTCTTGTATGTCATAGCCATTTTAGAGTCACTCGTGCCTTTAGTTGTTGGATCAATCACAACACCTATCATCACAAGTAATCCAATCAGCATTTCTGCAAGTCGCCTAAGCTGTTCCTGCTCGACCTTTGGTGTAATCCCGAAGATCGCCAGCACCTCATAGATTAGTGACAGTGCAGCGGCTACGAAAGTCAGCAGCCAAACCTTGTTACTGAATCTTACCTTCCAATTAATTTTCATTTTGTCCTCCTTTCAGACAATAAAAATACCGAGCTATGCTCGGCTAACTAACTTATTTATTTTTTTCTAAATCATCTAGTCGATGATCTATCGCCTTTAGCCTTTCCTCTATCACAGGAATTTTTTGCGCAAACCCATTGTGCAGCCTAACTTCTTCCGTTAGCTTATCTATCTTGTAATCAGTTAGGCAGCTAGCTTTACGGATGCCATATAGCGAGCCACCCCCTGCTCCTAATGCTGACACGCATGCTACTACAATGCTCGTCCAATCTATCAACTTTAATTCCTCCTAGTTCTGATGAATGTACACGTTGCGTTGCTCGCCCCAATTGCTGTGTAAGAAGCTGTAGCTGCGCCCTTTAATTACAGCAAAGCAAACAGAGCCATACTGCTGATTATTCGCAATTGTGCACAATCCAACATATTCATTTTCTGTTAAATCTTTGCAAAACAAATATGCACCTGCAGCAGTTGCTCTTCCGCTACAAGTAACGATTCCGTCATGTGGAGCTGTCCATGTTCCGCTCAAAGACAAGGTATCTTTTACATATTTCTTATCTTCAAGCCTCTTCAGCTTATTCTTTACTTCTGCCATGAAGCTGTTGAGAGATATCATTATGCAACACCTCCCATCTTTATTAGTTTTGCAAAGCGCTTGAAAGCCTTGAGTTTACAAGGTTTTACCCCCCCCATATAGGAGATAACAATCTTAACTTTACAATTATTCCATTCAGCTCCTGATACAAGTTCAAGATTTCCAGAGCGAACAATTGTAGCTAATCCCCACTCGATATATCCTCCACTTCCGTAGTTAATCATTGGATAAGATAATGGCAAAGTATAATTCGCATACTGTACCGCTCCACTAATCGACATGATTTTATCCACCTCGATACCGATACTGCCTAGGGAGTTTATACCCTTCTTTACGTTGAGCGTTTTGGTTATAACCTTTGTTCTGATGCCTGTGTCCGCCTCATCGATGCTTTTAAACTTTTCTGTGATAGCTGCAAGCGTGTTATTAAGACTTATCATCTTTCTACCTCCTATGCTCTTATACTGCTGCCAAAGTAAGCAACAAGCTCAGACTCTAACGATGCATTGTTGATGTGCACATCTTTTAGACCGATATTTGCGCCCTGGATGTCGCTCTTCAACTTTTCGATTGCATTCTGCAAACTTCCTGCAGCAGTTCCGCTAATAGCTCCCTCTAGGATTGACTGCCAACGGTCTGTAATCGCCTCTAGGCTGAAGTTTGTCGGAAATGCTGGCAAGACAAAGCCACACAGCTCTCTGTCTGGTCTCTGGTCGAGAATTGCCGCCGCTGTTATCTCGGACACTCCAGCGCCTACGTATATATCCCCTAGAGCAATCTCGAAGTAATTCGGCTGCTTTATGAGGTCTGGAGCAACTGGTGTTGTTGACGGTGTGCCTTCCTTCTTGTATATGAGCATGTTGCGTACGCTGTCGGATAGGTCGAGTCTTACAACAATTCTGTCAATTCGCTTTAGTGACGGATGAGCTTGTGCGATGTTAATCGTCTCTTCTCTCGTGTTTCGCCCAAGAGCTCCTTCGATAACGCAACCTCCAGGCATAACTTTAACCTTCATACCCCCAATTGCCTGTACTTGCATGTCAGAACCATCCGCCCTAACGGTCGTTACACCATTAGACCAAACTGATTTAAAAACTTCCCTTATATCACTATCCGACACAGCCCTATCGCCGTTAGGGTCTGAGTCAAAATGCGACTGTAATGGTAATGCGATCATTTAATTACCTCCTTAAATGTTTAATGCAACATATTTTTGCTTGTGCGGGGTGCCCATTACGAGCTGAACCTCTACTGTATTCTTGCGATGAACTTCTTTAACTTCCATAACTCGAGCTGTGAACATCTGCTCTATATCGTCAAGAACTATCGTACATATGTCGCCTAGATTGTAGTCCTGTAGGTAGTAGAATGTGTTTTGCAACACATCTACGTTGATAGTCTCTTGCCTCCAATGATTAAGCATCTCAAGTTTGCATTGGTTTCGAAGCTGTTCTCGAATTATTGACTCATTGGCGACCTTTAATTCAATACCTGAAACATTGCCCTCGATTACTTTTCTCGGACAAATTGCGAGGTCTCGGGGTCGGTTTGTTTCGTCGATATAGAACTCTCTGATGCGCCCTTTGTACTCTCCTGTGTCGGTTTTTATTTTTTCCTCACGCTTAAAACCTATTTCATCCATAGTCTGATGCGCCTCAATGACTGGGTATGCTCCGCTATCATCATATACATATTCTATTTTTGACACATTTTCAAAACCTGCACCAAAGACTACTTTGTTTCTCAAATCCTTACCCCGTATAGGGAAGATTTTGTAAAAGTACTGCGGTTCTCCTATGTGCTCAATCCAGTCCTTATAGTGTTGTTCCCATCCTGCGTAATTGGTATGTAGCACTTTCGCATAAAAACTGCAATCAAATAGTCCGCATACGTCATACATTACCTGTGCCCCGTTTGTGCCCTCTTCGAAAAAGTACGATACAGCGTTTAACCAATCAATATCTTCGTCAAACGCGACACCCCCGATTAGTGCGGGTAGGTCTCCAGGAACATACCTATAATCTTCGGGACCATACCCGCTAGCGTATGTGTTAAGGGTAGCCTCTATGCTCGTCGTTGCATAACTGGTTACATTCAAATTCTCGCTGTTAAGAATCGAAATTGCTGATAGTGCTTTTTCCGCAAAGAATCCAGATATAGTCACCATTGCCCCTTGAGCGGTTACTTCGTATACGGTCTTCTGTATTATGCCCGTTTCTGGTCGTCCTGTGTTGCGTACGAACTTTACATGCTTATTCCAATCTTTTGCCGCGAGATGTATAGAGAAGTCACCAGGCTCTCTCCATTTGCGATTCCACGACGCCTCTATAAAGTCGAGGTCTTCGAGCCGATTCATGAACTTATCAAAGAACTGTATCATACCCCGTCATACCTCCCTACATACTCTATACTCGTCCTCAGTGCAGATGCCCCTGCCTCTGCATCGACCTTGACAACATTGTCGCCATAATCGAGCACAAACTTCCTAAAGTCGTAAGGATCATCGTCCGCACCTAACGCAAGTATCTTGTTGTTATGTACTGCGTATGAGCGAGATGTATCAATTGTGATCGTATCGCCCTTTTTGAGTTCTACATTCAGAACAGCAACATTGTCGTTAACCTTGACGGTGATATTCTTCGCGTAGCCTTGAGATTCAATCTCGATAATAGGTTGAGCTGGGGAAGAGCCAAGATACTCGATAACCTTCTCTGTCGTAATCTCTTCTCTTGAGAAGTTGAGCTTTTTACGGCCGAACGCATGCGGCCACGCCCATAGAGGTTGTCTCTTGCTAAAGCTCGTCTGATCACCCTCTACGGCGAACAAGTCAGCATGCGGTGACAAGAACTTTATAGTCATGTCCGGACGTTTATAGACATTCTTTGTCGGAATTGACTTTCCTGTAAGTTCGCAATCCTTCGCAATTCGAGTTACTCCGTTGTAGGTGATGTATAAGTCGACTCTATAACGGTTGTTGTGGAACCCTTGAGCCTTCGCTCTAGCCTCGTGATTCTGTGCTTGTGCGGTAATAGTTATCTCCCTTGGGAGTCTGCGCTTACCTGTGATAATCGCACCATCTCCGACACCTCTTGCTTCTTTCGAAACTTCTATATCCGCAGCATCTACTCCCGTAATGGAAGTAGTTCTCCAATCATCTGACTCGTAGTGAAAAACTAGGCCGTCACTACGAACGGCCTTTAAAACTAAGTTGTGTATCATCATTGTGCTCCTGCTAGTCCTAACTTCGCAGTCTCCCACGATATGGCTCTAGTTACGTCTGCTGGTGACTTCCAAGGCTGATTGAAGTTGATAGTCTGATTAACTTCGACATTCTGACTCGAGCCTGTAGCACCGAAGATTCGCGAACGTTCTCCGCTTATAGCTGATGCTATTGGGTTAATTTCTGGCGAGTCAATTAAGAACGCATCTTGTACGAGCCCCATTTGCTCGCCTATAGAATTGAGTAGTTTGTCTGTGTTTCTCACAATCCCGACGTCCATACCCTCTATAAGCATCTTACCTATCCAGGTCGTGAATCTTGACGGCGAGTTAATGCTGAATACACTCTTTAGTTTCGACTTACACTTCGCACCGAGCGAACCGATTATACCGAGTGCTCGACTAAAACCAGCCTTGATACCGTTAATAAGTCCTTGTAAAAAATGAACTCCGATACTATACAAGCTACCTAGCGCCCCTCTGACTCTTCCCGGAAGTGACCGTGCGCCACTAATCACTGCTGAACCAGCCCTTGCAAATCCGCTACGTATGCCGCCCACAAATCCCACTAGCCAATTGATAGCTATTGACACTAGCGACCCTATTCCACTAATAATCTTGCCAGGGAGTGATGTCGCAAAGTTCCACACCGCATTGACCACGTTCGCAGCACCTATTAGGAATCCTTCGATAAACCCCCAAATCCAATTAACTGCGACCGTAACTAGACTGCCTAGCCCTCTGCCTATTGCATTTAGAACTGAAATTGCAAGGTTGCCAACTGCGGCAAGGATAGTAGGAATACTCTTAATAATTCCTATAACCACTGCCCACGCAATACGTGGAATTGCAGAGGCTATCGCAAGTCCGAGCTTGCCCATGCCGACTATGAACGTTTTTAGGAACCCTGTAGCAATTCCCTCGCCACCTTTAGCTCCTGCCTGTTCTCCGCCTTGCTTTGCACCTTCACCAACTCCAGAGAGTAGCGACTTAATAACCTTTGGTATAGCTGCGATAACCGCCTGTATAGCCTTTGGTAGTCCTGTAGCAATGGTCTGGGCGAGTTGTCCGACTTTCTGCATCAGCCATGTACCGAGTTGCCCGGCTAACTGCCCTATAGTTGCTAGTGCCGATGGTAATGCTTTCCATATAGCCTTTGCCACCGTTGGCAAGACATCGAATAGAACCGTCTTAATTCCTTCTACAGCGACCTTAAAGCCTGCGCCTATACCATTTATCAATTCTGGTATTTTCGCCTTAAAGGCAGCTATTTTCGAATGAATCAGAGCTATAGCTTTATCAACTCCGCCTATCTTGTTTACCCATACACCGAGCGCTGTTATAGCCGCCCCAACAGCAACTACTATTCCTGCTGGTGTAGCCATGAACGCAGCGATTGACTTACCCGCCGAACCAAGCACACTTGAGAGCTTGCCGACTGCCGACTGCATCCCTATAGGGATGTTGAGTAGTTTAGTGCCTAGCCCTGGTATAATCTTATCTACCCCAACACCGAGATTCAGCCACATAGAATTGTGGAACGCGCTGAAAAACTTAATTGCGCTAGTCATCGAGCTTCTTATTGCCTCGTTGAATACCGCCCACTTCTGCACCGCATAAAACGTAACCATCGCCGCGGTAAGTGTGGTAACCGCTACCGTTACTGCTCCGATTAATTTCGGATACTTATTTAATTTTGATGCCACCGCACCTAAATGAGGCACGATACGAGTTAGCAAGTTGTATAGCGGCTTAACCGCATTACCTGCCAAAATTTCGAGGTTGCCCTTTAAAGCATCAACTTGTGCCGCAAAGGTCTTACTTCCCTCTTTCATACCACTAAAGAACTGTCCGCCTTTGGATGTTGCGTGCTCCATTGCAGCTTGTACATCCTGGAAACTGATTTTTCCTTGCGCCATTTGGTCTTTTAACTCTTGATATGTGCCTCGACCCATTTTTGATAGTTCCTTTAATGGGTTGAATCCAGCATTGATAAACTGTAACAAATCCTGTCCCATAAGTTTACCCTGTGACGAAACTTGTCCGAACACAAGACCTAGCTGTTGGAACTTCTCCTTGTTGCCGAGTGATATATCTCCAAGTCTTCTTAAGTGACCGCTGACACTCTTCGAATTAACACCGAACGCAAGTAGCTGTTGCGATGCAGCCGCTAAATCAGTTGTCCTAAATGGCGTTTTCATAGCTAGCTTTCGCAGTTCTGCCACGTGTTTATTTGCTTTCGTGGCACTGCCTAGCAACACCTTGAACTTGCTCTGAAAGTCTTGCATCTGTGAATTATATGCAATTCCCATCTTCGCCAGTCCGACAGCGTGTTTTGCTACAACGAACCCCATACCCGCGGTAAACAGTTTCTTAACGGTAGACATGCCAGTGCTGACACCTTCGCTTTCTACTTTGGTGTCAAATATAAGTGTACCGTCTGCCATTATTTGAATACCTCTTCAAATTTCTTTCCAGCCGCCTCTTGTTCCTCTGTCAGTTGTTTAGGTAGTGCGAACTTATCACGTAGCTTCTTGTAGTCTGGATCATCTCCGTCGTATGCCCTTATTTCAATGACCTTGGATAGAGCGGTATTCGGAGGTATTCCGTCTAGGAGGGCTTTAAACTTATACCAATGGAGCTCTTCTTGTTCTAAATCGTATAAATCTATGTTGTATGCTTGCCTAAATGCCGCATATATTAGATTTTCATCGATTTTGAAGTCAAGAACATTGGTTCTATCCTCGTTTCGCTCTACTTCTTTTCCGCAGTGATAAAATTCAACTATCTTTTCTATCGCCTCTGAAGAAAAATACCCCATAAATGACGGATTTTTGCCCATAAACAGCACAGACAGGTCCTCTAGCTCTGGTAACATGATCCAGAGTCGGAAGTCTGTGCGTATAGGGAAGTCAATTCCGTCAATATTCAAGGTTTTTGGCAGCCTTTTATAAGGAAGTTGCACTATCTCAAATCGGACAGGTTCGCCACGTTGCGCAAGAGCTCGTTTGCAGCTGTAAAGGCTGGTCTATCCATTTCCTCCGCTTCTTTCCTTTTCATGTAGTCCATTAACGGCGCCATATATACGTCGTCAATCTCCTTTACAGCAATCGCAGACTCGACAACGGAAATCTGGTCAGAATCTGCCGTGCCAAATACCTCCTTGATGCCCTCTCTTCCGATTGTTGATTCAAGGACTTTCATTGCGCTGTTGTGAACCTTTACATCGCCCTCACCGAAAGTCGCGTTGAACTCATCAAAGAGCTTTGCAATCTTTGGCGTGCGCTTCGGTAGCTCGAACTCTTTATCGTTTAGAACAATTTCCATCTTCTCCATTGTTATTGTCTCCTTTTGCATAAAATAAAAAGGAGGGACGCTATATCCCTCCTAAAAAGTGTATTAATTTAGTGATAACCTATGCGCCAGCTGCTTTGAATTTAGGCTTTCCGCCCTCTTCTGTAACTGTACCCTTAATGACTGTACCTCTGAGCTGTAGGTCGAACTCAATCTTGCCATCTACTGCATCCAGAGTCTTTACAACTACAGTTGCTGGTACGTTCCAAGCCTTCCAGGTACCTGCCTTTGCAGCATCCTCATCGAACTTGTACACGAGCAGAAGGTCTACAACTGCCTCGCCTCCTGTCTTGAGGTTGTAAGCTAAGTCCCAAATAAGAGCAAAATCTGGCTCCTCTCTATACATCGTGAGAGGAAGTCCACTAATCTCTGGCTTGTACTTGTCAAGCTCGATGGTTGGATTCTCATCAGCAATGTAGTCGTACTCCTGTGTACTTGCACCGAACTCTAACTTGAGCTCAGTCGCCTTCTTAATTCTTGTGTAGTCTGTCGCGCCTTTTCCTTTTAAGAATAGTGCGACTTCGTACTTTTTAACCTTGCCTTCACCTTTCATTAATTAATTCCTTTCTTGTGATAAGTGATACCGATTGAGATCTGATAAACTGCGTCGTCGTTTTCGATATCAATCATATAATAACCGTTTGCGATAAAAACACTCTCGATACCCTCTACATCTGGTAGGTTGCCAATGCGGTCTTGTTCCTCTACCCAATCCTCTAAGACTGCCATAAAGTTATTTGACCACTTCCTATCGTGTTCAAGCTGTGCGTCTTTTCGAACAAGGAAGTAATAATACTCACTAACTATCTTGGAGCCGTCCACAAACTCGGTGACGTCTCTCTGCGCTTGCTTGTAAACTCCAATGCGGTCAGTCCCCTCTTCAAGTCGGTCAGTATCAATGTCCTCTATCCGAATAAATTTGCAACCGCCCAACCACGTCTTAATTTTTTCGCTATTTGTCACCACTTTGTTACTTCTCCTTTGCGCCAGCAACTTGTGCCGCTACTTTTAGTAATTTGTTTCGTCCGCCTTCCTTCTTCATGCGCTCAAACCAGTAATTACCCCTTTTCGGAGCGCCCTTAAAATGAGCTGGTCGATAATACCAACGTCGAGCATACGGAGTCCTATACACGACTCTTCCAGAACCTAATTTCGTGTGAATTGTTCCAGAACGCACCAGGGCGCCAGAGTCATGAGGTACGTACGGTTCACAGAGTCTTAAGACTTCTTGGTCGACGGCTCTTTGAACCTTGCCGCTTGGCTCTAGACCTCTTTTGCGGAGTATCACTGCTATAGGTTGCATCTCAACTCTTGCATCTTTGATTTTTAGCCCCATTACGACGTTAGCCTCCAATGTCTGAGCCTATCTCGAAGCGAGTTGTCGGTAAACGTGCGAATCGTGAAAAAAGTGTAGTTCTTCTTGATGTTTTCAAACTCGCGATTAGACACATTAGTCATAGGGCACTCACCGAGGACAATGATATCTTTGCCTTTAGTGTCGAAAAACAACCTAGTCTTCATATCACCCTTTATCGGGATAGTAACCGATATTTCTTTAGTCTTAAAAACTTTACCGCTACTATCCGTAGTGCGAACTATCTTCTCTCTCCACTGACAACCCTTTATAACAAAGCGTTCCCAATAGTGGTCGTCGCCGTTCGTAGACCCCAAACTATACATTGTTATTGTGTCCGTAAAGTTCATTACATGCACCCCGTCAATCCTGTCCCAGATAGAGCCTGTCTTACGGCTCGCTCTAGTCCATTTTGCCACTCAACCTCACCGACATAGTGCTCGGAGTAGCCATCGTTAGACACGATAGATACTCCTGACACACTAGCCTTTGAATGTAGTTCATGTATTACTAGAGCGATTACTCCCTTAACTCTTTCGTAACGGAAATCTTCTGGGTTCTCGTCCGTAACCTCTTCAATTCGACCACTAGTGATACCGTTTAGTAGCACCTTTGCCCTGTTGTAGAGCCAGTCAAACTCTATATTTTCGTCGTTATAAAAGTATCGGTAATCATCGATAGTTAGTGTAATCATGTTAACTACTTCTTTCCGCCCTTCTTAGGCTCTTCCTCTACGACCTCTTCGACTGGCTCTTCCTCTACGATAACCTCGTTAGTTGCCTCATCGAATTCAAGTCCTATAACTCTGCTCATGATTTACCTCCTATGCTACTTACACGCTCCAGCGATGCCGTTAGCCTTGTTAACGTACACGTCTGCGATACCAACCTCACGGAAGTTGAACTGCCAACCGTCCGCATCCTTGTTATCCTCTGGAGCGATTGCCTTGTTAACGTTTCTCTTCTGGTACTGGATAACTGCGGAAGGCTCAACAATCAAGAAGTCGAGTGCCTTACCTGTAGCAGCCTTCTTGTATCCGCCCTTCTCCTGACCGCTTGTCTTACCGTCGTTCACCTCGATAGCGGTGAAGAATCTGCTTGCTGGAACCTTCTGAACGACAGCGAACTGCTGTAGAATCTCTTTTGACTTAGTTGTGTCAAGGTCTCTAATCATACCGTACACTGTTGGCGATACGAATAGAATTCTTCCGTCCTCTGGGACCTCGTTGTCTGTCATTGTGTCGTATGCCTTAGCAATCGCCTTGATAGCAGAAGCGCCGTCTGTAATCGAGCTAGTTGCGATATTAGCACCTGCCTTCTTGCAGTAGTTTGCGAATCTGAATGCGTCTAGCTCTGGGATTACCTTGGTTCTCTCAAACTCAGACGATAGTCTTCCGAATGCAACTCCTGCTGTTGATGCATCGTCTTCAGCATCTACGAGGAACTTACGACCTCTATCGAAGTTGCACTTAACAGTCTCGTTAGTGAGCTCTACACTTCCCATAGTGTATCCTGCAGAACGGTCGTAATCTGCGAGTCCATCCATGTCAATCTTTGGAATAACAAGCTCGTCTGCATTTGCGCCCTGCTGTGCTAACTCTGGAGCACCGTCGAGTACTGCAGTAACGGAGGACGTCTTGTACACCTCGTCTAGTAGGTCAACGTACATTTTGAATTTTGAAATCTGATTTGCCATTGTTTAATTTTCCTTTCCTGTTGGTTTGAGCCCCATAACAGCTCTTGCAGTTGCCATAGCTGCGTCGTTTCCGTCTGTGCCTGTATCAGTTCTGCCCGACGAGTCTATTCTTGCTCCAGACGGCTTTGCGTCTGATCCGAACAAGAAGGATGTATCTTCCGATTCTTTCAGCGCCTTAATTGCTGCGTCGATGTCATTAGTCCTGTCCTTGCTCGCCTTTAGCTCATCAAGTTTCAGCTCAGCTCTGATACTTGCCGTCCTTCTTCCGCCAGCTTTGGTAATCGCATCATCTAGGAGCTTGTCAAACTCTGCGCCCTCTAGTTTGCTCTGCATTTCCTCGATTGCCTTCTGGTGCGCTGCATCCTTCTCTTGTGCTGCACTTGTAAGCTCGGCAATCTGTTTCTGTAGCGCTTCCTTGTCGCCAGCAGATGCCTTTAGGTCAGCAATTGACTTGCTCTGCTCGTCGAAGTCCGCCTTTACTTTGTCATACTGCTCCGCCTTTTCTTTTAGCGGATTAACCTCCGCATGGTGTGCGTTTAGTAGTTTGGTAATCTGGTCTTCGTCTGTAATGCCTAGCTGTTTGATTGAGTCTCTTGTTAATGCCATTGTGATTTATCCTTTCTTTTAACGTCCGAACAAGCCCTTATGTTCAGACCAACTTGTGTCAGACCTCACCTTTAACGCCGCAGTCCAAGGGCAATAAAAAAGCACCGCTTCATTGCGATGCTAATTAACCTATTTAGTTTTTGTGTTTATCTTGTTTTAGATTTTCCCAGGCTTGCCTAGAAGCTTTGCTGTATCTATCTAGCGATTTTTCATTTTCCTTGTCGGATTTAGTGTAGTCGTGTGCCCATTCGTCTGGGAGGTGCACGGCATTTTTATTTTTCAATTCTTTCATAATTCCAACCAAACCTTCCTGCAACACGCTTAACAATCTCGTTACTATGTTCCTTCCATGTTGCTTTTTCATCACCTGTCTCGGTAAACATTTTTTTGTATTTTTGTAGCGTATAACCGTGAATATCGCGGTAAGTTTGCTCAATAGTTTCGAGGCTAGGTCTTAGCCCTGCCCCCACAGATAGCGAGTACCTTGTGCCATCGTGCCCTATAATCCTCATAGTTTCAACACTGCTTATGTTGCACATTACACTCATATCGTTTATAGAAAACGATGCACTACTTGGATGATTGTGTAATGATATTATGCTGTTTTTTTCAAGGGAATTCAAATATAAAACGTCTTCAAATGAAATACTCACGCTGTTAGAATTACCCGTTTTAAACGGTAAAACTTCGTTTCCGTCTTTATCCAGCCATATTAAAGCTTCAGTTCCGTACTTCTTGCCGTGTTCTAAAACTTTCTTTTCTGCTTTTTGAAAAGGACTTAGAGTTTTACCTATCTGCTCGCTACCATTATACTTTATATACTCAAAATCTCGTTTATACCCCTTTACGTAGAGTCGTTCGAGGTTCTGCTTAAGACCTGCCTTACTGCAAAACCTTGCGTATCGCTGTTCTTTTGCCTTAATTGCCGCTAGCCTTGTCTCATCTTCGCCTATATACTGCCGCTTTAACTCTCGTAGTTCCCTCTCAAGTCGTCTTTGTACTTGCGTTGCCTGGTAATATGTGTAGGTTCGTCCGTCAACCGTTACAGGCTCAGGGTCTTTTTCAATCGGGTTCGGTTCAGATATTCCCTCTAAAAACGGGTAAAAAGTATGTCTGCAGTTATATCCACACAAGCCTAATGGATCGTCCGGATACCCCGTAACGTCAGATAGCTTATATATCTTGTAGCCGAGCCTTTTCTCTTCTTCTGGATGTTGCCTACCGCTTATGCTGTACACTCTTCCTTGCCATGCTGCGTGGTCAGCGTGTCCATCACCTTCACGGGCTCCTGCATGCGACGAAACTTCTACGAGATCAGTTCCAAGCTGTACTGCGTTGTCCATTGATATTTGCGCGGCCATTTGACCGAGTGTAGTCCTAACCGCTAGTGCAGCAGCTACATCAATGCCTCTTGAGATACCCGAGCCAAAGTCAACGTGTCTAATTCCGCTCTTTTCTAGGTCAGACACAACCTTTTCTATTGCTTGTCCGCTTGAGAAACCGCCTGAGGCTACATTCATTACCATGCTATCCATTGCGTGGCTAAATGCATTATCTAGCCTTATAGGTGCGCCGATGAACTTAAACCCTGTAGAGTGTGTAAGGTTCTTCAGTTCGTGAGCTAATCGGTGTGAAGCAGTTGCGTTTATCTCAGCCAGTTCAGAGCTGTGTCTGAGATGTCTTCCCTTTGACTTCCAGAAGGCTAAATCGTCGTTAAATGCCATTGTGCCAGCACGACCGACTATATCATCACCACGCTCTTTTGCGTCCGCTACAAGCTGTTTTATGCGGTCTCTGACAGCCCTCTTGTAATCGAGTGTGTTCTTCGCAATCATGGCTTGATATTCTTTATCCGCCTTTAGTTCACGCATGACCTTATTGCGAATCTCCATCGGCTTATACCCCATAGCCTCGAGAGTCTTTGCCTGTAGCTCTGCAGTCTCTGTCCAGCGCTTCTCCTTGCGGACTCTGCGAGCTATGTCTTGTATTATGTCCTGCTCTAGTTCCTGGAACAGCGGCACCATTTCTGCAGATAGTTGCTCTTTCTGTCTATCCGATAGCATATCGAATTACTCCCCTATAGGTTCAATTGGGTCCGCCTCTGCTCCGCCTTCGTTGTACCACTTTGTCGCATCCTCTTCGGATAAGTTGTACTTCTCCATAAGGTAATAGATAACCAGTTTCGGCAGTCCAAACGTCTGCGCATCTTGTCGCATTGCCTCGAGTTCGCTCTGCCTATCAATGATAAAGCTGTCATCGTATCCGATTGTTACTTCGGAATCCAAGGCATAACTTGTTTTATTAAATGCGTTCGAGAACCATAGCAGAGCCTTGATTATCCCCTCTATGTAGTCGGTTAAGTTCTGCCTCTGTTTGTTAAGCTCTTGCATAGAATCTTGTTTAGTTCCGATGTATTCCGTTGCGGTCTTAATTTGACCGTTCTCAAAACTATACTTACGCGATCCGTATCCGAACTTAAGCGATAACAAAGAGAGAACAAGCTCGAATGAGCGAGTAATCTCGTCTACTCTAATCTCCGGATTAATCTCTTGTATCAGCGAGCCTTCCTCCGGAAGAGCTTGCCCCATAGACACGAACAGCTTTTTGTGTTGCTTGTTCGGTGTTATTGGCTTTCCAGTCTCGTCAAATTTGCAAAGAGCTTCATTGTACAGAATCATCTTGTCAGATTTATCTAGGTCGCCAAAGAGCACATTGAATACCAGGTCAACGGCTTTCAGTTCCGATATAGCTCCGTACAATTTCGGCAGTCCATAGCCTTGCATATCGGTGAGATTGTTAACGGCCGCAGTTGTCAGCACCGCAAACGGCTTAATTTCACCTAGCAAAACCTCGATATGCTTATCGACTAACTCTTTCCCGTTGTGGTCAAGCACTACAGTAGTCGCCCTATATTCGCCATTAACAAGCTCGAAAAGCACGACAGTTGTCAGAGTCTTGCCGTTGAGCGTGTCCTCAGAAGCGAAGGCACATTCTGTAATAATCCCCTTCTCGACATTTAACGGGAATATACCCTTAGGAGGTACGTATACAATCTCTACTTCTCCGCCCTGTAGCTCTTGTGTATCAAGTACATCAGCACCAACAACTCGAACATACGCCGCAACAGTCCCCTCCGCTGCGATTAGCTCTAGCTGTCTTCTGATGTTCTTCTGAAAATTTTCTCTAGCAAAGACCTCATTGATGTAATCGCTACTCGCTCTGTCCTCGATGGTTAAATCTACAACTTCGCACAGATTCGCGTCGTCCTCACATACCCTTTTTGCAAAACCAGTTCGAGCCACTTCGTACTTCTCGCCGTTAACAGTACAACGGTCGTGGAATCCCTCTATCGGCTCTGTTCTATACCAACTATCGCAGAGGTCTATCAACTCTAGCGCCTTGCTGTTAGTTCTGTATCCTCTTTTGTTGAGGAACTCAATAATATGCGTTCTCACTTACGTCCTCCTATAGGATGAAAATAATTAATAAAGTAACTCCATGAATAGAAGTCGGCATCGTATGTATCAACATCAGTCGAGAAGTCATCGAGCAACTTCTCGTCTTTACTCTTGCTGTCGTACACCATTTCACTAATCGAATTTGCGATTGGTTCGCAGAATTCTTTGACCCAGAGTAGGCGCCCGGTGTTGATTACAGCGTTATAGGCAAGCACCCTGTCACTAAACTCCGTCTTGCGACAGCCTTTCACGTTAACACCAATGCGGTTAGTCGTACTGTATAGTGCTAGTCCATTCAGTATAAGTTGCTCCGCATTGTCAACGAATGCGGCTGTTATTGGCACTCCTGGATAAAGACTTCTGACCTCGCTTACAAACTCTCCAAAGGTGTTATATATCTTCTCTGGATCAACTGTGCCTTTACTGTGCACAATCCGTTTGTAATATAGCCGTATCTGTTTTTCGAAACCTTTCGTTATTCCAGTAGCGACGAATGGCGTATGTGACTTAGTTCCGCCGATGTCTATGCCGATAAATATCTGAATTAGCTTGTGTTGGCTCTTAATAAGTTCGTCGTAGCTAATTGCGTACTTATCTGCATCATCTGCGAACTGTGGATGTACAAGTCCTTCAGCTCCGACCCATAATCCCTTAATAAAGCGCTTAAAAAAGACGCCTACGAATTGGCGTCTGTATCGTTCCTTTATTGCTTCCGATAACGATAGATTGTCGTCCATCGTGAAGTGTATGTATATGAGATCCTTATCGTCCGCCTTATCAATCCAATTAATCTTGAACCAGTGACGAGGTCTATCTGGATTGCAGTTAAACCACCATTTAGAACCCTCTACCGAGCATCTAGCCGTTGCCTGGTTAACAAAAGACTCAGGCATAAGGGCAACCTCATCGAAGAAGAACCCAGCTAGTGTAATACCCTGTACAAGGTCTTGTGAACGCTCATCCTTGCCGCCGAAGATGTAATAATAATTCGTTACACCGTTGCGACTTACCTCGAGTAGGTTGTCGGCTCTATGGTCCTTGAACCTGTATCCTCTAGCGAACAGCATCAGCTTAAGTGGCTTTAAAACGTTACGCCTAAATGCTCCGATAGTCTTACCGGCCATACCGAAGTTCTCGCCGCTAAACGTCTCCATCGACCACATGACATAGGATAGTGCCATCGATACGGTTTTGCCAGAACGGATAGCACCGTCTGCAATAATGCCGTTTTTGCCCTGTACAGGTGACTCTGGAAGCCACCACGTAAGCACCTGTTTCTGCTTCCTGCTAAACGGTTGAAACCTAAATACTTGCGCTAGTCTTCCCATACGTCTGACACCTCTCTCTTAAGAGCATCGATAAATCCATCGTCTTGGTAAGTGTCTGCGCCATCTTCTCCTTTTGCTTTAGCAGTCTGAGCCTTAATTAGATCTATGCGTGACTTCTGCTCTTCTGTCGCCATATCCCAATCACGGTGCAGCATCTCATCGTACTGCTTGATTAAGCTCCGCAATTCTCCTTGAGCCCTTGCCTGGGCTTTAAGGAAGTTATTCTGTTTGTCCCACGCCTGCTGTACTTCCCACTTTTCACCGTAAACAGTGCCGTCCCTCTCTTCAACTCTCTCAATCGTCTTATCGTCCTTATCTTTTACGTATGCGATCCTCTGTGCTCTGATAATGGCTGCATAGGCAATCTGAATCTGATGCCACAATAGGTCAAGTGGATTAGCCTTTTCAACAGCCTGTACGATATCAAGTGTTTCCTCTGGAAGATACTTTGAAAAAAATCCGTACTTTTCGGCGTTCTTGTTGCCCGGCGGTCCCGTAGCATTCTTATTGCCGAGTTGTGCGATAGAATTTTTGTGTGCACCCTTTTTCTTTTTTTGTGTGCACCCTTTACGGTTCCAGTTATATCTCTTCTTCCACGACTTAACTGTGTTGAGGCTGACTCCATACTTATCGGCAATATCTTTATACTTCATGCCGGACGTATAATCCTGTTCGGCTAACTTGTGTTTATCATCTGCCAACGCCTCTCTACACTCCTTTCGTCGTTTTGTAAGTATTAAAAAAGAGCCCCGAAGGACTCTTAATTCATTTAATCTTAAACATAATAGGTTTTTTTCTTTTATGAAATTTTAACTTTACTAGGTCTCCTTCTTGTGGTGGAACCTCACAAGAAATAACGAGTGTTTTTGCTGAAAATGCTTCTATTTTGATCACATCCAATGACGATGCTCGTCTTGCCTTAAATGCCTTATCTCCTCGAATCAGTTGAATTCGCTCTATAAAAACATCAACACCTTTTGAGTTAAAAACATTAACAAGAACACCGTTGTTAACCTTTTTCTCTGCACGCAGAAGTTCTTCCTCAGAGTAAAAATTTGTATCTTTAACGTGATAAGCCTCTATTTTTCCTATTCTTTTCCACAAAGCTGCTAACGCAAAACCAAATGCTACACCTAAAACATTTGATGTCGTCACAAAATGCCAAAATTCAATTAAAAACCACTTCATACAATCCTCCTAAAGTCAACATATAACAAGTGTATCACAGAAGAAAACCCGACACAAAGCGGTACCGGGTAACACCTTATTAAGATGACTTTAAATGGATTTGTTCAAGCAGTGCTGGGGGAGTCCTTCTCCCCTCTCTAGCTTTGCTTGAGTATATCATAAATCAACATAGTACCTCTAATCAAGTAAAACGACCTCTAATCTTTTGAGAATCTCTTGATGTTTCTGATACAGTCTCTGATACGAATAATTCATCCTGTCCGCCGCCTCTTTCCAAAGTAAACCACCCACGTATATCGCGTATACGATATCCCTCTCTAATGGGTCGCTTAACGTATCAGCAAACAACGCAGCTTTATATACAAGCTCTGCTAGCTCATCTATATCTCGCTCGACTTCTGCCTGTAGGTCAACCGCCATACTCAGGCAATCACTAGCTGAGTCGTTCACGCTTGATTGTACACGCTCCTTGTACTCAATTGCTCCACCTGTAGCTCTCGTCTCGTACAGTTCAATACGCTGCATCTTGCGCTTAATGTGCTTACGTAGTTTTGGAATACGCAGCAGCTCCTCTCTAGTTATCACACTCATAACTCTGCTCCCTTGCTATTCGTCTAAGCTGTCTAGCGATTTTATATTCCTTGTAAATCTCCACACTTGGCTCGGTT